CCAATTCAGGAGTCATCATGCGCCGTTCTCCCCTTTAATCTTGTAATACTTCTCCATTAAATCAGTCGCCTTTGCCTCTGACACTATCTCTGAAACCATTTTTGATGCCCCAATCTTATTAGAACTGTAGGGAGCCTTTGAAATTAATTGTCTTAACCAATAACTCTCACGACTATCCAATTTAATCCGAACTGCGATTGGATCATAACTATTCATGAATGAAACTTCTTCGTCTGTTTTTTCTGTACTAATCACACATTCAGAGACTACTGGTTCAGAAACTGCTTCCTTTAAATATTTTTTCGTTTGCTCTGGTTGAAGGTCAAACGCATGAGCAGTCGTTTGCCATCTTGTTTGACCAGTTTTTGTGCATTTACGTAATTCACGATGAACCACTTGTAACCCTGGTTTTAAGTCCTTCACTCGAACAGTGTTGTCGTCATCAGGATAGAAAAAAGCCTCCTCACTATTCGTTAACTGGACTTTTATCCATTTAGCTGTTACTGGACCGAGGTCAATGACAACAGCTTTTTTAAAGTGAAATACGTCTGACATGAGTAGAGATTGAGAAGAGAACCGAACTATATAAAACTAAATAGTCTTATATAGAGTGGACTGATACACTCTTATTCTACATCAGTCCACTTTGATCTGAAGAATACGGGCTTGTTGTACTTTTTCCTTAATAAAGGTCCGTTTAGGCAATGTACCCGTGGAGCTACCTTTACTCCGCAATCAGAACCCATTGTCTGTCTTCTTTGAAAATGTAGGGTACGAATCCTACGTCCACCATTTAGTCCGAACAGTGGTATTCATCGAAGACGGGCAAGAAAAAGCATGACTTCTATGGGACTTGGAACCCATTTCAACAAACCCGCTGAAATAACTTAGCTGTTACCTCCTGGATTTAAAGGTTCTCCGTTATCAAGTAACAATGTCATTACACATTCTTGGTTCTCCCATAGACCAGCGACTTCCTCTTCAGGAAAATCATCATCTCTTTCCAAGGCGTTATATGTATAAGTAACTATGTCACTTACAATGCCTTTATGAATAGTATGGTTATACTGTTCCATCTTATTTCTATACTTTTTAAGCATAGATGTCTTAATTATTTGATTCTGAAGACTAGGTTGAGATACTTTTAAAACCTGAAAACATTTGTCTTCACAGTTCCAAACAGGCCATGCCATACAGTGGACAGCAGGTCTAGGGTCTCCCACTTTTACACCTTGCTTCTTGTTTGCATATTTACTCTTCTGTTGCATATAATCTTTACCTAACTCCGCAGCTATATCTTTGTTTGTTGGACCATCATCATCACCCATAGGGAATCTAAAAGGTTTTGATTTATCACTAGGATCTACAGGTTCACCCCATACTTCCCAGAACTCAAGTGGATCTTCTTCCATAAACACAAACTCGACTTCATGGTTTGTTTCAATCTCGTTAGGATTGAACCATTGTTTTGTTTGTGGAGCATCAGTTTGCTCCTGTTGTTTTTCGTAAGTCGAAACTGTCCGATTGGCAAATTTCATAATGAGGTTTTAATTTGAAGTTGTTGTTTTGAATGCAATCATTTGACTGATTACAATACCAATATAGTACTTGACGCTACATCTGTCAACATGGTTAAAATGAAAAAGCCCCAGACCTGCAGCTAGAGGTCCGAGGCTGAAATTAACTTCTTCATTAGAATACTAAATGATTAATTCCGCTTTCGTCAATGCCCTACCAGAAGGGCTTGTTTTTGCTCCCATCTATAAGCAAGGAGCAAAAATGATTTCTGGAAAAGCTGCCACAGGGAAGAACCCCCTAGAAGAAAGCTATGACCGTGACTTTGGTGCTAGTGACGTTCGACTTGCTCTAAACCGTAACTCTGATCTCCAGGCGATAGGTCTCTTTTGTGGTCCTAGAGGAAATGGTGTCGTCATTCTTGATGTCGATAATAATCTCAAAAAACATTTGAAGGTATGGGATAAAACACTCGCAGGTGCTCCCAAAATTGTCAGTACTAAGCCCAATGCCGCTAAATACATCTTTCGCGTGCCAGAAGCTCTCTGGGGTGAGGTAGAAGGGCATGGACTGAGAGAAGAGGAGAACGGTGACTACGAAGTTCTATGGGGTAAAAGACAAGGACTGATTTTTGGTGCATACCCTGGACATAAATCAGGAGCACCTGCAGGTGAATACACCTTTGAGGGTGATCTCAATTCAATACCTGTTGCTCCCGACTGGTTGTTGGCAGAAATGAAACAACCTCCTGTGATGCGTCACAGCAGAAGACTTCTTGACTTCAGTGATCGCACGAATGATGAAAAAGCTCAGATTATTCAAGAGTGTCTAAGTGTCATCTCTCATAGAGGTGTCGGTAGTCGTGAACATTGGATAAGAGTTGGACTTGCTATCCATTCCACGCTCGATACAGATCTAGGTCTGATGTTATGGAGTGTCTGGTCAGCAGAAGATCCTGATTTCTCTAATGAATGGGCAGATTCTGATGACAGACATACCCCTTGTTCAGCAGCCTGGTATTCCTTCAGACATGAAGGCAAATGGACAAAAGGTCCAGTCGGCCTAGGGAGCTTGATTTATATGGCTGATAGAGAAGATAGAGACCGTACACGCTTCTCTAAAGAAACTGCTGACATTGTTAAAGCTGCTGAAGAAAAGAGAATCCAAGAAATCAGAACTACAACACTCCCTTTTTCTGAAGTTATTGCTAGAGGTCAAAAAGCTCTCAAACTTTCTAACCCTGCTGAAAGGAACTACACCCTTAATTCACTCGCTCTACAAGCTGGATATAGAGATCAAGTCTCCTTAGAACAAGTCCTTGTAGATCAGATGATCTATGACAAGCAAAAAGGAATTATCTCTATTGAAGAGTTAATGGCAATCAATATTGAACGCAACTATCTCATCCCTGATGTTCTTCCAAAACCATCAGTTGTCCTTGTCTATGGAACAGGTGGTGACGGTAAATCAATGGCTTGTTGGACGCTGGCAAAACATGTTGCTACTGGTTCTCCTTTCGTTGTTAAAGGAAAACTCGTCCCAGTAGAACAAGGGCCAGTAATGATCCTGAATGGTGACCAGTCACTGGTTCAACTGAAAGAGCAATTGCAAGAAGTTGATTTCCCTTCCAATAAGGAAACAATGGTTCAAAACGATTGGCAGCTTCAGTACTACGCACAATTCATTGATCTGATGGAAACATATCAACCAAAATTGGTGGTTATTGATTCCCTAATTGGTTGCAGTGGTGGTAAAGCGTTCGATGAAAATAAATCTGACTTTGCTCAACCTCTTAGTTGGTTGGCCCGAAATAACGGTAGTGCCTTCCCTGAAACAACAATCCTTGTTATTCACCATGCAAATAAAAATGGTGGCATCAGAGGAACTAGTGCTATTCAGGCTGCAGTTGATGAAACCTGGGAATTAACTAAACCTAGTGATGAACAAATTTCTAAATTCGGTAGTCACAGTCGTGTGATCACTGTTGGGAAATCTCGTGTCACTGGTAGACAAGGAACTCAACTCCTCATGCAGATGCAAGACGACTTAAGTTTCAAAATTAGTGACTTTTCTCCAGAAGTTGATACAACTAATACAAGCCCCACCTCTGTAATTGATCGGGTGCTTCAAAAAATTAGAGAAGCGACAGAAAAAAAAGAAACTATTTCTACAAACGATCTGATTTGCGATCCACATCTAACTGGTTCTCCTGCTGCTATTCGTAAATCGCTCCAGAGGTTGGTCAAAAAAGGTTTAATTCGTACGAACAATGAAAACAACACTCTTCAAAACACTTATACAGCTGTTCTCGCGTGTGGGGGGTTAGAAAATGTTGTCCCATCAGGGACACTCTCCAGTGCTGGAACGGGATCTAAGGTGGGACAAGTCTCTGGGACAAAAGGTTAATGTCCCACATTTCCTAATGCAACAAGCTACCTGGGACAAAGATCGGTTGTCCTACTGTCTTGTCCCAGGTGATTATTCAGTTGTGGAGCGTGATTTACCCCTCCTGAGACATTTTGAATCTATCCCCCCGCGCATGAAAGAATGACAAGACCTGTCCAACTAGCCTTCTATCAACACAGGGACAAGAAAGCTCCCCTTGCTGTCGTGCGGTATACGATCTTTGATATCGATGACACAGTGGTAGGTGTTGAACAGATTCAATATGCAGATTCAAAAAAAGGTTGGAGTGACTTTGAAGACCAAGTTGTCTCAGCTCTTGAATCGCAAGTCGACGTTGCAGTCTTAACACATCATAATGTTAAAGATTTCTCTGATTTAGATTCCTATCTAGCATCAATAGGGTATTATCTTAATACAGACATGTAGGCCAATGACCACATCCTATTCAGACGTCCCATCAAGCTCTCAGGTTATCAAGGTCCATCTTGAGACCATGATGTATGCCCCCGTAAAAGAAGAGATCTACATCGAAGCAGATGTAGAAGATTCAGTTCAAACACGTCCTGCAACTATATTGGACCCTGAAGAATGGGGACCAGGACGTTGTTTTGCAACGATTTTCTGGCCTAAAGATGATGACCCTACAGGTGTTCCAACTAAAGAGAACGTGGAACGTTATTGCATGCAAGATCCTTCTATTACATGGACCCTGATTCCATTTGATGATTAATCTATTAAAGTTGTACTGTAATGAAAAGACTAGGAGTTAGCGAACTGTGAAAGGCCACGGAAATCGAAAACACCTTCAAATACTTCTTGCTCCGAATAGGGGCAAGTTGTTTATTGAACATGCAGAAAATACTCTAGGAGTTAAACCCACTGCTCTAATTAGAGACTTAATCTACGAGTATCTACGTCAAACTGTCGATAAAGATGCATACAACGATGCATGTAACCTAGACAAAGAAGATTGGAATCAATCAGTCCAAAACCGATTGGAAGGTCGAGCGCTATCCAAACTAGTAAGATCAATCCAAAATTCTTGACCACCAAGGCTGTTTCTTTGGAGGACTAACAGGCTCCATACATGCAAGCATTGCTTCCAGTTCACTTATCCTCCCCACTGATTGTTTAATGATCTGTTGTTGATACCAGTTCTGTTTACTTAAGGTCGCACACAACTTAGCAATCTCTTTATGGTCATCGTCTTCAATAATCGCACGAGCATCAGTTTCTAGCTGAAGCTCTTGTTCAAGAGAAGGTTCTACAACCATCCAATCTGCCCAAGCCATAACTTATTCCGACTCTTTTAACTTTAACCCAGTCTTTAAATCTCTCTTCCCACCCCATATCCAATCTTGATACCAACCACTATCTTTCTTTAATAAATGTGGAGCGTGTTCAAGAATTTCACCATAAAGCCTAGATACTGCTGACAACATATAAGGGTTATGCCTGTCATACGCATCAAAAAAATCTCGGAGGTCTAAAGGTGGAAATTCTTGATCTGATTGGATCACTGTTTGTGTACCGATCACCTACTCATGAAGAATCTTACGAAAGTTTCTTACTTAAAACACCTAACAAGGTCTTAAGAAAACTTGCTGGTACCACCAGTCATTACGCTAAAAAGAAATTGGTGGCAATTATTCTCCAAGAACATTCTTAGTTAATTTCCCTTCCTTCGCCAATTTGTATAGCCCCGTATAGAGACCATGTTGTGGATGGTCAGGATTATCTCGACAGTCTTCTTGGTACCAGATGTGCATTCTTTTAACTCTGGCAGCATTCTCTTCTCGCCATTGTTTAGTTCCGAATTCACTCATTTAACGTCCGAATCGCTGTTCTTAGGCTTTACCGATTTTAATGCTTTCATCCCCATTTGAATCACAGAGTTGGATTCAAGTTTAGGATTTAATGCAATCAGCTCACTCGCTGCTGCAACTAAAACCCAAAACCATGCCTGTCCTAAGAAATCCATAGAAAACTAAACTATTGGGATAACACTAGATCTAGTTGTCAAGTAAAAAATATTTTGTTACTTTTCAAATGCTTACCCCCCTAAGCACAGATAGAACTCCTGGCCCGAACGAGACATTTAGCCAGGGGTTTTACTGTCTCCAATTTCTCTGTGGTGCAGGTTTCATTTGTGCTACGTCCTTTTCTAATTGATTGATCCTGTGAAATAGTTCCCTTATATCTCTCTCTCGTCTGTTTGAAACATTTGCAAGAATCATCAAAAACGCAGAAGCTCCTGCACCTATAATTGCCGCCCAAATAGATTCCATTTAGTCTTACCTTGGTTTTCTATTAATGGAGGTTATTTTGCCAGAGGAACAACAGGTTGCCCCACAGAAACCTGAAGACAAAAAACCAAAAAAGAAAAATGGTGTCTTAGGCAAACTTCAAGATATCACTCCTGATAAGGAGGAACAAATTCAGATCATAGGTGTAGCAGTCCGTTTGGGGATAGTTGTCTGGTCAG